ATCACCCCTAGCAATCCTCTCCATTAGCTTTTGTTCGCCAAAGTCAAGCATTATCTCTTCAGGCTCTATTTCAGCCAATCTCTTAGCAAACTCGGGATCATCCTTCAACCAAGTCTTATACTGCGTCCTACCGACTCCAGAAGCCTCACATGATATGGTGATATTGCCAAAGTTCTCCTTATAGGCTATGATAAAAGCCTCTTTAGCTATTTCCTTGAATTGTGCGTTCATATTATCTATTCTTTGTTGGTGTGCGTATTGAAATAATAGATGCTACCTTCTTCTCTAGGTTCTCATGACCAACCCATTTGCCACAGTTAGTGCATTCAAACTGAGTTTCCTTTACTTGACTAAACCACACGTATCCATCAGTCTTAGTACCACATTTACAAGTGTACTCTCGTTTGCCGTAAGTATCTTTCATCTCAAATGTTTAAAAATGTTAAAATCATTGTTTTATATCAGAATATTGGGGGGGACAAGGGGCATAGATTTTTGTCTACGCTAAAAAAAGTGGTAGGGGGTATAGTACCCGAAAAACCCCTATAATTAGCCCAAAAAATAGGTTAGCACCCATTATCTAGGATAGTGGCTAGTCCATGTACTACTAGATACCTTGCTTGTCTTATTCGGGCTTAAAATGGCGTTTACTTTCATTGGTTAATTTGTTGGTATGTGTCCGCTAAGTTAGGAAGTATTATTTAATGATTGCAGAGTGACTCAAAGGGCAAAAGTAAAAACACTAGCAAGTATTATATTAATACATAAACCACTAATTTAATTATAAGTATATTATATTACTAAGTAGTTTATACTATAATATAGTATATTATATTACATATTAAATTAGATATTTAACAATTGATACTAAAATACTTAGTAATTAAATATAAACGTTAACATAATTTTAACAAATAAAGTTTATTTATTTACAATTGTTTTAAATTGTTTTAATATCTTTATGTCCTATTAATAACATAAACAAAACAAAACATGGAAACATTTAGCACACTCTTACAAGTATTTCAACTTGTATTGTTTACCCTATTTATGGGAAACGTTGGACGTTTTATTATTCACCTTTTAATTAATGACGATGCAAACAGTTAGTTTATTTGAGCTTATTAGCTTATTCATTGGTTCAATCTTACTTTATGCCCTTGTTAAGACTATTTGGCAAGAGTTAACACAATATAAAAAGTAAACATGAAAAGCAAAACAACACTACCGAACGCCATACCAATATGGCAAAACAAAATTTGGTCAATTGAAACAATTAGCGACAGTGAATTAGCCATATCCAACGGCTCGTCAATTTGCTATTGTTACATATCAAAAGACAAAAACAAACTTTATTTTGACAATATCAATTGTCCTAAATATATAAGCAAAAAGGCGTTATCAATAGCCAAAAAGCATATTCAATCAATTTATAATTAATTAAACCTAAAAACATGCAAAACGAAACAACCACACAAACTGAATTTAAAGTTCAAATTGACCAACAGTGCACAATTTGGATACGTTCAACAAAATACATAAACGCAAGTAGTCAACAAGAAGCCGACGAAATAGCGATAAATATGTACGAAACAGGGGATATTTTTAGCGATATTGACGACTATGAGTATTTATACGATACTATGCACGAAACTGAAACGATAGATATTTTAAACGAGCAAGGCAATACAATTATAAAAACATATTAACCAAATAAACTACAAACACAATGAGAACAAAATTTAACAACAGCGAATTGACACACGTTTGGGCAAATCAAACTCAAACACATGGTAAAGGCTCGAATATGTTTTTTGAGCATGATAGTATTTATTCGTATGGCTATCATTTTAAACTAGCTCAACATGTTACCAACAAAGACGGACAAAAGTGCGTTTTTTTTAATGATAGGAGCTATTCTAATAGTACGTCTAAGCATCAAACACTCGTTTGGCGTTCAATTCCCGCAAATGTTCAATTTTTTAAGGTACAAAGTTTTTTCAATGATATTGAGAACTCAACAAACGCACATTTGGAAAACTTAAAAAGTTATTTAGAATATGCAAAAGACGCACAACAAAAGGCAATAAAAGCGACTAAATTAAAAAACGGATACATTGAACAAGCAAAAATTGCAATTGACGTTTTTGAAAAGTATGTTAGCTTTTTTGGCTTGAGTGAGTTTTTATGGGAGTATAGAACGCTACAAAATAGATACAACGAGCTAACCAATTGGATATTTGAATACCAAAACTCGGAGGAGTTGAAAACATGGCAAATAAAAAAAGCCGAGAACAAAAGAAAAGCCGAGCAAAAGCGACTAGAAAAGGCAAAAGACGACATTTTAGAATTTAAGGCGTTTAAAGTTTCGTCAATTTATAATTTAGGTCAATATTTTTTACGATATAACAAAGAAACTGACAACGTTGAAACGTCAGGAGGCGTAAAATTGCCAAAAAATGTTTTTTTATTGGCTTACCAACGTTTAAAAAATAATACATTAGAAATAGGTCAACACGTTGGCAACTTTACATATAACGGCATAAAAGACGGCTTTTTGTCGGTAGGTTGCCATAAAATTAGTATTGACGAGGTTGAAAATTTAGTCCCTGAATTAGGTTAACTGACGAGCTTTTATGAAGCGAAATAGAAGCCCTCATTTAGGGCTTTTATCTTAACCAAAATAAAACATAATGTTTACACGAATTAACAACGACAAAAACGGTAACCCTCGTTTTGTTGTTCATTATTTGCAATTAGCTGACACATACGCAAGAGCTCTTTTTTTATCTCGTCAATTAGGAGGGCGTAAGTTTCACAATAAGCAATTTGGCGGAGGTATTGCGTTTCAATCTTACAATACCGACCAATTAGCCGAAAGGATAGCAAAAATAAAAGAGTCGGAATATTTGGCAAAATAAGACGAAATAAAACACTAAAAATACAAAACAATGTAAGTACCTTACCAACATATTAAACAAGCTAGAAACGGCTTAAAATAGCGTTTAAATTGATTTTAGTCAACAGGTCAAGATATGGGATAAAATATCCATGTTTAAACATTGATTGACTATGCAACTACTTTTCAGTTGCAGACAAAAACCTGCCAAAAACCCTATGCAAAAACTCCCCAAAAAACCCACAAAAATCTGGGGCAAAAATCTTTTGTATGGACAAAAACTTTTGCAAACCTTTAACAATATTTTAACAAAAAACTTTCAAATATTTACAAAAACTTCCTAATTTTACATTCTACAACCAAAACAAAAAACCCATGCACGAATTAATCACACTCAGTTATCAGATGAAGTGCGGTATTACAGGCACAATCATCGACAAAGGCGAACAAGCCTATTACAATCATCAGACAAAAACTTGCATTCATCCATTGGAATATGAGAAGAATATGCAACAAACGAAGATTGGTGATCCAAAAACTTACTTTACTAGACTACAAAAACTAAACAAATAACATATGAAATTCGAATTCGTACAAGAAACAGATGAAGTACTAGGTGATACAGTTTACTTCACTAGACAAGAAGGTGTATTCGTTACAGGATCATTAAGTGCCAATAAGCAGAAAGCTTATGATGTTTTTAACCTGCTCAGTGCTAACCAAGAAAGAACTAAGATAACCATATTAGAAACAAAAACCTATCAAAAACCCTCACAAGAGGAATAAAAACCCAAAACCAATGTTGAAACTAACCCTAGAACAAAAGAAAAAAGGTATCAAAGAAGAGTTTACCTATGTAAACAGTAACGGACGAATGTCGAAACAATACACCTACAAAGGCATGTATATAACTTGGGATAATCAAATCCTACATGGCAAATGGTATTACTGGCGAAGTAGTTATTACGCATCTTTAGATGCAGCAGTTCAAGGAATAGACAGACATATCAATCACTTTAAAACTAAATAAACAAATGCTAGAGATTACAGATTACAAGAGCCTATTTAAGTATGGCGACATGAAGAAGATTATGGAAATAACAGGCTATAGTCGTTATGTAATAGAAACAAGACTTAAAAACAATGATTACGAGATGACCGAGTTGATCAAAACATTCTATGACAAAAAACTTGAATTACTTAAAAACCAAATATGGGAGCATCAGAAATAAGCTATTACGTTATGCCAGGACTGAAACACAGAGAGATAAGATTTGAGCAAGTAATTAAAACTGTATGCGAAGTATTAAAAGCTGATAGAAGCAAAGTACTTACGCCAAACAGAAGTAAAAGCTTGGTATTCGCTAGGAATATGTGCTACTTTATTTTCAGACGTTATTTTTCGATGACGCTAAAGGAGATAGGTCAAGCATTCGATAGGGATCACACTACAGTCATTCATGGGATTATGACATTCCAAAACGATGTAGAGTGCATCAAGTTTTACAAGGACCAGTTTCAGGAGGTACAACAAGTATTATGCTTACAC